TAGCAATAGTCATATTTGCTGGCTTGTCGTAGATAATCACGTAACGACCGAGAATTGGAAGGTTACTGTCAGTTACTGGCTATAATTTGAGTTGCGTAGCCACCTCACTTATAGCGTTGTACCAATCGATACACATTCGAACGATTAACTTCTGTGCTTGCACTTCACAACCAATTCTATCCCTTGCACTTGTACCAGTATGGAGTACTGGTAGAACACTCATAACTGCGGCATTGTTTTGTGTAAAGATCTTGCCATTTTGCAAGTCAGCGTACTTCTTTTCAGTAGTAGCTCTCCTGGAGGGAGCATACTGTTGGTAGCCACCTGTACGGTAGTTTAATCTTGAACGACGAATATTAATTTGTCTGCTATAACCGAGACCAGCCATCATGTTGCGAGTTCTTTTAGCACGTACATAACGTCTGTTTGCGTAGCGCTTGCGTAATGCGTATCTTCTGTATGCCATTGTTTTCTAGAAAAATTAACCGTTAATTTAGTCAACTCAAAACTTTTAACAAAATGCGCAACCAAGACATCATGGGAGACCCAGGTATGATTCCTGGCAACGTTTATGTTGAAGTAGCACGCTTCGACTGGGCTAGTACACCAGGGCGTAGATTGTGGTCACAATTTGGAAACATAAGGCAGTTTAAACCTATTNGTGAAATAACTGGTAAGGAGACAGATGGTGGAGTATTTTATTACGATTTATACGTGTTTCTAAAAGATAACAACGGGAGAGATGCTAGAATGCTTCGTATTTGCCTAGATACTGCAAATGAACCTGCTCCAACTAATCGTTGGTGGTATTTAATGGAAAAAGCAGACATGCCAGTATTCCTCGAGTACAACAAGTACATGCTTGGTGAATATGACACTTACATTGGTACTAATCATAGAATTTATGATAATTTACTCTAATAAACAAATAATTAATAATTAATAAATATATAGATTCTTTTAATAATATATAAACAAGCGCCGCAGGCTGAGTACGCGCCGCAGGCTGATCCCCTCTATTTCTTAACAATCTTTGGTGGAAGCTTGATAGTACGGCCATTGGCAGTAACACCATACCTTGCGTCAGTCTTGTCTTTAGGAGGACCCATAACCTTGGCTTTCTTCTTGGGAGGCTCCAAGAACTCAATGTCGTCGTCGAAGGCGTCATCTACTTGTGCATCTGTAATAGCAGGCCCGTCTAAGATATCCTCTGGAGAGTTAAGGTCAACAACTGCATCCTCGTCGTCATCAGCGATGAAGCTAGAAGCGTCCGTATAATCGTCATCGTCTGAGTCTTCATCAGAATCCTCATCCTCTTCTTCCTCTTCTTCATCACCGTCAATCACTTCGTCTTTATCATCATCGTCCACGAAGGGTTCGATGCCAGAGCCGCCACCGAATGACTCATCAAACGGTGCGAAGTGAGGTGTGTGTAACCAATTAAGTTTCATTGTCGTGTTTTTGTTCTAGTACTTGTTTTTGTTCTTCGAGCGATTGTTTGAGTGAACCAAACGAATCGAATTGTTTTATCTTTTCACCAAGACTTCCTATCATTTGCTCTCTGGCAAAAAAGGATTGAATCGAATCAGGGATTATCGTCGTAACGAAGTTTGCTGTTTCGAGAATCTGGTGTTCTAGATTATCACGCCACAGTTTGTGGAGCGGTGATTTGAGGTGGTCCTCCAGCCGGAGGAGGTGTTTGTCCAGGGAGTCCTGGGATAGGTTGTCCAATGGGTTGGTCACGTTGGAATTGTTTAAGGTTTGTTACACCGCGTAGCTCTTGGATACGTTCGATGACTTTTACTAGGTCTATATTTGTAGCCATAAGCACTTCAGGGTTAGACATCAAAGCGATGGCAAGCTCCTGTAACGACTGGGCTACAAAGGTTTTTTCTGACGCGGCGGTGGCATCAAAGACAAAGAAGTCTTCAGACCCAATAAGCTCCCACCAGTTGTCTTTATGAAACAGTTCCCAGGCGGCATACGTATCTTCGTCTTCACCAAGAATCTTAAAGAACGTCTCATCTGACATCCACTGGCGAGCGTTTATCAGCAACTGTTTTCCCAGTGGCCCAATAGCCATCTGATAAATCGTCGTGCCAATGAGCTTCATTCGAGCAGCTGAACCCGCTTGGACGTTCCGGGCTTCCGTGGCACTCCTGCGTCCACCGTGGAACCCGCCCATCGAGTTCTCATTAACACCCGAAACCTGATACATCATCTTCATCAACGTATCAGCGTCCTGAATATGCGTGACGGTAGGGTCGTTTGTCTTAAGCTGTTGAATAAAGTTACTCAGCCCGCCCATCAGCGGCGTGTTCTTCTTCATCCGAATGAATGGACTGCGGGTCTGCAAATCCTCCAGCTCCACATACTGACTGTGAACCACCAGCTGTTTCTCAATGTTATTCTTAACAGCCTCAATACGTGTGTTCATCAACCACGTGACAGTCTCCTGCAAGCGGTCAATGAGTGAAGACAACGAGTCAGACAACTTCGCGTGCTGGTCCGGAGCCATCTGGGCCACCTTATAAGTAAACCCCATGTTCGCGTCTTCCAGCTTCTCAGCCGACAAAATCCTCTGATCGTTACCAATCCTCACCAACCAAAGTTCATCCTCCTTAGAAGTCGACAGTCCATACTCGCTAGGCTTCAACCACCGTTGCATTTCCGTCACAACGACCATGAAGTCATCTTCGTCTTTGGACTTAGTATCCAAACCCTCAAGCCTCGGAGCACCCTTAGCCGCCCACTTAGCCACATCATAGGCACTCAAATGTTCCGTGCCAACGACACCCTCCATACGTTTGACTTCCCGAACGTGATGAGTCGTCTCATCGGCAGCGAAACTTCCTTCATGCCAACGTTTCATCGGCAGCCTCGTATCCGGAAAGAAATTAAACGGACTGACATTATCAACCACCGTCCCTTCCTTAACAATAACCTCGATCTCTTCATTAGCTTGTTGAACCAACTGGAGACCAGCGGTGTCGGAGAAAAGAGTGGAGAAGGAAAGCGCGGTTGCGTCTGGAGTGATGGTTGTGGTGCGGACGGTCCAGGATGGTTTGAGGACTCCGAGGTTAAAACGGGCGATGTCTAAAAGGAACTGGACGTGGACTGGTGTGGCGAATCCGTTGCGGACCTCACGCTCGATGATCTTTTCGCATTCTTCGCGGATGGCGAAGTCTTCGGTGCCGGTGGGTTGGTATTCGAAGAAGCGCTGGTTTTGGGTGTAGAGGAGTGTGAGGTAGGTTACGAACGTGTTTACCTGGGCGTAGGACAGCGGGATGGTTTGTTTTGCGGGCTCGCGTTTCTTGCGGGACTTGATGTCGGCAGAGTCGTCATAGCGGACTTGCTGGTAGGTTTCGAGTGCATAGTCCCAGTCGTCGTAGTATTTCGACATGGTGGTGCGAGAGCGTTTGAGATCACGCGTGCAGTCGGCGAGGAGGTCAGCCAGGAGTTCGTCCTGTTCTTTTTCTTTGAGCCGTGTTGGAAGGTCTTTGGTCATGAGACTAAGTTAGAGAAAAGCTTTGCAACTGTAATAAGCAATAACCAGTAGGTGAAAAGTTTCAATGCTTTCATTTGGTGATTCCCATTTTGGAGTAGAGGTATTCAAGAATGTCGTTGACTGGTGGTTGCTCGAGTTCTTCAAGCCCAAGCTGCGCAGACGCTCCTAGTGCATTTCCAGCAACGCCGCCAACAGTTGACTCGAGGGCTTCACCTCCAAGATGAAGTCCAGCTCCTAGGAAAAAATCTTTAAGTTGTTCTGAATCCAAATAGGATCTGGCTCCATGGAATAAAGCATTTGCAGCCGTTGCACCGTGGTTTGTTACCGCATTGGCTACTTGCGGCAGCCTTGTAGCTAACGCGCTAGGTGCGTTAATCTTGGTAAAAGGATTAAGTGTATCAGGAGCCAAACCTAGCCAAAAGTGAGGTAAGTTTGCTGCTGCTTCTTTCATGTAACCAGTGATTCCTGGTTCGTAATAACTACGTAGGCTAGCACGATTTGCGTCACCAATGTTTTGAATCTTATCTTTGGCTTGGTCGAACCAAGCTCCTGGGGCACCTGGCAGGTAACTTCCAAGCCCCATGAAGGGAGACAGAAAAGAAGCTGCACCTGAGGTCAGCCCTCTGTCTAGTGCTTCTGGAAAACTTTGAGGTGTTGGAAGATAGTCTGGCATGTTAAGCAGCTTTCTTTTCGAACCAGTGACGCTGGTCGGAGGTTTCAAAGGTTAGGTCTCCAGTGATTGGAAGTGGTCCAGCGCGGAAGGAGTCGGATTTCTCCGGGGCGACCCAGGATAGGCCGTTAAGGACAAGACGGTAAAGACACTCCATCATGTGATCGTTAGCGTCCTTAGGTTTGTTCTCGCGTTTTGGGTCCCAGATGTAAGAGTCAAATTCGTAGAGGGTTTCGGACAGGGAGGAACAGAAGTGTAGAGTTTCACCTTCTTTGCGGGACAGTGCGTTTTGAACAGCTACGATACCGTGGGTTAGTTCCTTAGACGCCGGGACAGCCATGACGCCTTTGCGGTAGAACGAATCGGCCCAGGTGGCACCAGTGATAGGGTCTTGGTTGAAGGCAATGCGGTCCAAGAGGACTACGAAAGGATTACGGCCTTCTAGCTTCTGTATGATTATGTCAACTAAATCGTCGATCATGACGTGCTGGAAGTATTCTGTATAGAAGAACGTTTGTCCAGTTGGTGCGGTGGCAGCAAAAAGCACCGCGTGTGGAGTCTTCGGATGCGGGTCACATGCAACACGGATGGTGTAATCAAGCGGCGGTTTGTCAAAGTCTTCCCAGCCAAAAGGTAGTTCGTCATACACATGACGTTCACGGTCGAACATGGAGTAGACTACACCTTGCATACCGAACGGCCGTCCGTCGATACGAGAGGCTTTTTCAGCATCTGTCAACTGTGCTTCGAACTTACGAATTGAGGTCTCAGAAAGCGAAGTGTTGTCGTGCGTAGAGCCTGTAAGCACCCAGGTTTTAAGCTCACCCGTTTTGAAATACTTACCTTCTTCGAAGGTTTCTTTGAGACGAGAGCGTGGGATGAAAAGTTCATTAATCCACTGCTCGGCGATAGGAGTGCAAGTGAACCAGGCTTTGCCATCGTTGTCGATCAAACCACGCGAGTTCGCAACCCACATGTTCTTCGGGCAAGGTTCGTCAACGTGAATCCAGTCCCAGTGGCTAGACTCTTGGCCCATCGGATTTCCCATAAACGACCGGACTGTGTCGATGTAAATATGCGAGATCCCACCCCACAGTGACTTCACCATGATACAGTCGATTTCGCCTGCTTGGTTCTTGTGTATATCATGAAAAGCTGCCTTCGGCAAAAACTGGAAGATCTTACCCTGATACTCAACTTCTTCCA